CCCTTTGGACTGGTGTTGGCGCACTCATTAACTTCGTTTATCGTGCTTCTGAAGAGTACATTAACAGCATTGATGGTGAATAGTAATGGCGCGTCAAACGCATTCAGAAACTCTTAGCAAATATAAGCAGAAGATTGCTACGACAAAACGGTGGCGTCGTGAAGAAGATTATGACGATCTTTGGCGTCGCCTAATTGACTTGTATCGGGGTAAGCAGTATGAGGACATTTCTCCTGAAGATCGTTTGCTTGTCAATATTTCGTTCTCTACCGTAAACGTTATTGCTCCTAGCGTTGCTGTTAACTATCCCAAGATTGCCGTTAACGCTCGTCGTCCCGATGACGCACCTAAAGCAATTATTACTGAGGCTGTTATTAACTACTGGTGGAAGCACTATAAAGTGCGTCCCGAGTTCCGTAGGGCTGTAAAAGACTTTCTTATTGTTGGTCATGGCTGGCTTAAGTGTGGTTATCGTTATGTGGAAGAGGAGAGCATCTCTGAAGAAGGAGATCAATCTGATGCACAGGTAGAAGGCAATGAGATTACGCCTACTATTATTGTTACTGAGGATCGTCCTTTTGTTGAGCGTGTATCACCATTTGATGTGTTTGTTGATCCCGACGCTACGTCCATGCAGGACGCGCGTTGGATTGCCCAGCGTATTCGTCGTACGCTTACTGAAGTTAAGTCGGATAAGCGATACTCACGCGCCGCGCGCGAGAGCATCAATGCTACTTCTTGGGGTCGTTATAACGAAGATCCAGGCAAACGTCAAATTCAAGATACCGAAGAAGGATATGTTGAAGTTTGGGAATTCTACGACATCGTTAAAAAGACAATGTCTGTGTTCTGTGATGGTGGCGACCAGTATCTAGTTAAGCCTATGGATATGCCGTATGCGTTTGGTCATCCTTTCGTAATGATCCGCAACTATGATATTCCCGACTACTTCTATCCTATGGGTGATCTTGAGGCTATTGAGCCGCTTCAACGTGAGTTGAATGCGACTCGTACACAAATGATGAATCACCGTAAACGGTATTCACGCAAGTATCTATATAAGGAATCAGCCTTTGATGCTGATGGCCGTGACGCTTTAGAATCAGACTACGACAATGTGATGGTTCCAGTTAGTGGTGACGAGAACCTCGCTAACGTTGTTGCTCCTTTCCCTGCTGTTATGACTCCTCCCGAGTTCTATCGTCAGTCAGATATCATTGAAGGTGACATTCAGACTGTTTCGGGTGTATCCGAGTATCAGCGTGGTGGTGTTCCCGAGATTCGTCGCACAGCGACAGAAGCGGCTATTGTGCAGGACGCGGCTAACGCTCGTGCGGCTGACAAGTTGGCTACCATTGAGGGTGCTATTGCTGAGGTTGCTTTGCGTCTTGTTGGGTTAGCACAGCAATTTATGACTGGCGAACAAGTTGCTCGTATTGTTGGTAGAGATGGCGAACCTTTGTGGGTTACTTTTGATGCTGACTATATTGCTGGTGAGTTTGACTTTGAAGTTGAGGCTGGCTCTACTGCACCTAGTAATGAGTCGTTCCGACGACAAATGGCTTTGCAACTTGTAGATGCTATGGCCCCATTTGCTGGTATGGGCATTGTGAACATGCCAGCATTGGCTGGACATGTTCTACAGTTCGGTTTCGGTATTAAGAACCCTGATCAGTTTATTCAGGAAGCACCATCACCTATGGCTCCTCCACCCGAACAGGGTGGTATGCCACCTGAAGGTGTCCCTATGCCTCCCGAGCAGGGCATGTTGCCTCCTGGTGGCGCACCCATGCCACCCGAAGCTATGGCTATGCCACCTACTAATCTTGGTGCTATGGGGCCGATGCCTCAAGGTCCTGAAGCGTTGTCAGGTGTTGATCCTGCGGTACTCGCGGCTTTGTCGCAGCGTATGGGTATGCAATTACCTAACACTTAATGTAACGCACTATTCCTATATGTAGAGCAACCGTGTGGACTCTAAAGGAGAAACAAAGTGTCTGACACTTTTACAAATGACTCAGAATTCGACCCCACAGATGATGGACAAGTTGAAGGGATGGGTGAAGCAGAAGAATTTGATGCACCACTTTTAGACATTGACGAATACAGTGATCACTATATTACTGTTAAAGTTGATGGAGAAGAAGTTCGTGTACCTCTTTCGGAAGCAATTGCTGGTTATTCACGTCAAGCGGACTATACCCGTAAGACTCAAGAACTAGCATCACAGAAGCAGGAACTTCAATGGGCTTCTGCCATTAGGCAGGCATTGGAAAACGACCCTGCTGGAACTATTGATTTGTTAACTAACCATTATGGTGTGACTCGTAAAGAGGCACAGCGTATGGTTGATGATGACTATTTCATGGATGAATTCCAGCAAGACGACCCAGTGGATAAGCGTCTGCAAGAAATTGATAAACGCGTTAGCGCGTTTGAGCAGATGCAAGCACAGCAGAGGCTTGAAGAGGAAATCCAGCGACTGCAAAACACTTATGGTGAAGATTTCAACCCTCAAGAAGTAGTGGCCGCCGCGCTTGCGCAAGGCAACACTAACCTTGAAGCTGTCTTTAAGCAGGTAGCTTTTGATCGCGTTAGAACATCCAAGAAGGCAGAACCTTCTCGTGATACTAAAGCTGTTGAAAGTAAACGTAATGCGTCTGTCGTTTCAGGTGCATCGTCTGCTAAGGCTGGCAAGGATGCAGTCGGCACCGTCCGTTCAATTTCTGATGCCTGGAACTCTGCAAAGAGAACTCACGGCGTCTCCTAACCCTATAAAGGAACTATCATGCCTGGTAATGCTAACTTTGACGCACTTCTATCCACAACGATTGCGAACTATCGCAAGACCCTCACTGACAACGTGTTCACTGCACGTCCTTTGACCTATCATTTGATGGACAAAGGCCGTATCCGCATGTTGAATGGTGGAACTAAGATTGTTGAACCATTGATTTATGGTGAATCATCTACTGTTGCACCTTACAGTGGCTACGACACATTGGCTTTGACTCCTCAAGAAGGAATGTCAGCTGCTGAATACGATTGGAAGCAGTACGCTGTTTCTATCGCTATCAGCGGTATTGAAGAAGCCAAGAACAATGGTGAGCAAGCTATCCTTAACCTTCTTGAAGCCAAGATTATGCAGGCTGAAGAATCAATGAAGGAAGGCTTCAACCGCATGTTCTTCGGTAACGGAACTGACACACTTGGTGCTGGTGGTACTGACAGCGGTAAGTCTTGGAACGGCCTTGGTAACTTGGTTGAATCAGGTAACACTGTTGGTGGGATTAACTCGGCTTCAGGTCAGAACAACGATTGGTGGCGTTCATATGAAGAGAACACTGCTGGTGCTTTGACTCTTGCTCAGATGACGACTGCTTACAACACTGTTAGTGTTGGTAACGATCATCCTGACATGGTTCTTACCACTCAGACATTGTTTGAAAAGTATGAGTCGTTGCTTCAACCGCAACTTCGCTACACCGACACCAAGACTGCTGATGCAGGCTTCCAAAACCTTTTGTTCAAGGCTGCTCCTGTTGCTTATGACGTTCATTGCACTTCGGGTGTTATGTACTTCTTGAACAGCAAGTACATCAGCTTGGTTGGTCACTCAGACAAGTGGTTCGCTAATACCGAATTCCTTCGTCCTGAGAACATGGATGCTCGCTATGCGCTCATCTTGTGCTACGGTAACCTTACGATTCGTAACCGCGAAAAGCAGGGTAAGCTTACGGCTAAGACTGCCTGAGTTTTTCCGACAAGGAATGCAGAGAACCCACCCCTGGGGGGTGGGTTTTTTGTTATGTAAGTAACGCTTATTTGATCTTATAGGAATCTATTTTTAACGAAAGATGGGTAAAAGCTAATGGCAAGTAAGAAAGCAACTCCAAAGAAAAAAGCAACTCCAAAGAAAAAAGCAACATCTGTTTCTGATGCTGTAACTCGTCGCTACAAGGCTGTTGATCTTGGTGGTGGCAAAAAAGGAGTTCAAGATAAGGTAACTGGAGCATTGGTTGGCCGTAAGGCTGGGCAGATGCCACAGTATTTGAATTCAAAGACTGCTGTATCTAGGGGATATAGCGATTTAAAGATGGTTCAAAAAGAACAAGCTCGAAAGAAGCGATGAAATGAAAAAGATTGATGATGGCAAGGGTGGCGGTGGCTACAAAAAGCCTAAGGGTCGTAGTACAGCAAGCAAAATTGCTGGAGGAGTTGCTAATGCTGCTTTAGGTCCTCTTACTTCGGGTGGTCGTAAGGCTGCTGGCAAAGCCGTTGGTGCTGCTGGTAATGCTGCTTATAGTGCTGTTATGGCTGGGGGTAAGCCAATTGGTTGGGCTGTAGATAAGGCTCATCCATATAAAGTCGTAACAGGTGTTGGAAAAGCCCTTAGTAAAATTACTGATTCAAAAGGACCGCCCGCAGGATCTTTTATGAGCACTAAACCAGCGCCTAAGAAGTCTACTGCAAAAAAATCAAGTGGACCTACTAAGAGTGCTATGGCTACTGCCGATAGGGCTAGAGCAGTTGCTGCTGCTAAAAAGAAAGCCGCTGCAAAAAAGACTGGTACTGCTAGTCCCAAAAAGCGTTAGGTAACGATTCAGCCTACTAATGATGGCTGGAACACCTATATATTCATACTACGGAGTCTCTGCAAACATAGGCTCACGTCCTTTTGCTACAGCAGACGCTGCTCCCGCGCCCGCAGGCGGTATGCCCTATTTGGGGCATACACGCTGCATGGCTAACGAGGAAACATGTCAAGGCGCTCGTGCTAAAGGCACTGACTATTGCATTGGTCATCTACGACAAAAAGCGAAGGAGATAGCCAGTGAACCTAGCTGAGATCCGTTCCAAGATTCGTGAAATAGTTGACCTTGATCAACAGGATGTTTCTGACACTCTTTTAACAATGTATGTTAAAGATGGTTTTGATCGTATTATTGCTTTGGAACGGCGTTGGCCGTTCTATCAAAAAACGTTCACTATGACTACCACTCCTGGTCAGCGTGCGTATGCGATTAATGCTATTGGTGATGGCAACTTGCGTGAGATCACTTCTATTGTTGATACTTCTACTGTTGGTAATCGTTTGGAGTTTATTAGTTATGATGATGCTGAAGCGGTTTGGGTCGGATCTTATGACCAAGTTCAACGGCCATTGTATTTCACGTTGTGGCAAGACCAAGTGCATTTGTGGCCCAAACCTGACACAACGTATCCGCTTACTATTCGTGGATATCGTAAGCCTGACGACTGGTCTGCTTCAGATTCCACGGAAGTTGACGCAGACGAACGCTTACACCAGTCTCTTGTGTACTATGGGGTGGCGCAAGTGTACCAGTTGCAAGAGGACATTGAACTCGCCTCCTTCTATCGTAAATCATTTGACGAAGCGGTACGATTAACAGCGCAGGATCTTATGCGTCCTTCGTCGCAACGACCTCTCGCTGTTTCTGATGGTGCTCCTCATAACTCTCGTCGCTGGTGGCTACAATCACTTGGTAGGACTCTTGGTCAATGAGCCGTTTGTCGTTGCTTCGTACAGACGATTTTACTGGTGGGCTTAACCTTCGCGCTGATCCTTTCCAGTTAGGTCGTACTGAATCACCTGATCTACTTAACGTGGATATTGATCCACGTGGTGGTTTGACTATGCGTGGTGGTATGACGAAGTTAAATACGTCTGCTATTGGTTCTATCTCGAATGGTTCGTTTACTCCCAAGGCGTTGTACGCTTGGGATCATAGTTCGCCACAAGTTTTGTTATCTGCTAATAGTGCTGTTTATTATGCGACGACAACAGCGTTTACTTCTATGGGTATTTCTACGACTGCACCTTTTGGTGCGTCGTTTACTGCGTGGTCTGCTAGTACTGAAAGTTTTGCTTATGTTGCTACTGGTGGTGTTTCTTACAGGTGGAATGGTTCTACTGCTACTGCGTTAACTGATGCGAGTACGGCGTATACAGATGATTATTCTTCTCCTGTTACTGGACGCGCTCCTAAGTCTCGTTTGATTACTTCGCATGTGGATCGTTTGTGGTGTGCGTACACGACTGAGGGTGGCGTTGACTATCCGAACCGTGTGCGTTTCTCACATCCTATTAATCGTGAGTCGTGGGCGACTAACGATTATATTGACATTGTTGAGGGTGGTTCGGGTATTACTGCGATCATTCCTTTTAATGGCAACCTTCTCGTGTTTAAGAAGCGTGCAATATTTTCTATTTTGGGTTATTCAACTGACACGTTTCAGGTTGTGAACTTGACAAATGAGGTTGGTGCTGTTAATCCTTTGAGTGTTGTGGCTACTGAGGCTGCTGTGTATTTTTTTTCTTGGCCTGATGGATTGTTTAAGTATGATGGTCAGCAGTTTATGGATTTGTTTACTGCTATTCGCCCTTTGGTTCAAACTGGACGGGTTAACGATATCGCTCAAAGCGAAATTCGTGTTGCGAATGTAAATCAAAAGATTTGGGTTTCTCTTGCTTTGGGTACTGATACTAAGGCTTCTGCTTGTTTCATTTATGATCCTTCTTTGAAGCAGAGTGGTGCTTGGAGTAAGTATCAGACTTCTGATGGGAAAGGTTTGGGTAGTGGCTGCAATTTTGTTACGTCTACTGGTACGACTTACAATTTGGTTTGCCATCCTTCTAATGCTTATGTATTGAAGGTTGACCAGTTGAGCGTGTATCAGGACGATGTGGGTACTGGTCCTTCTAATTTTAGTTCGTATTATAAAACTCCTTGGCAGGACGCTAATAATGTTTCTAATCGTAAGATGTGGAGACGACCTGACTTTGTTGTGAAGCAGACGAGTGTTGCTACTAATTTAACTTTGCGTGTTTATCATGATTGGGAAGAGTCTGTCGTTGCTAGAACTTATGTTGTTAGTTTGGATGCTTCGGGTGATTCTCTTATTTGGACTGCTACTGCTGGTAGTGAACCTGATGGTAACGAAGGTTGGAATGAGGCTGATTGGGGCGAAAGTGCTACTGGTTCTGCCCTTGCTGTCGGCAAGTCTTTAGGACTTGCTCGCAGTGTCCAACTTAGTATTCAGGGTGAGGGTGGCAAACCTTGGGGTGTTAACTCTATTACTTATAAATATAATCCACGAAAGGTGCGTGCCTGATGGCTACTGCTGCTGTTACTTATACGTTCGCTAATGGTACTAACGCTGATGGTACTCAAGTTAACTCCAACTTTACAAGTGTCGTTAATTTTTTGAACACTGAAACTATTCAGCGTGACGCAAGTATTGCGTTCACGGCTATCCCTAGTTTGCCTGCGACTGATCCTACGACTGATAATCAGGCTGTGCGTAAAGCGTATGTGGATAACTATACGCCTGCTGGTGTGATCACTCAGTATGGTGGTAGTACTGCGCCGACAGGTTGGTTGTTGTGTCAGGGCCAGGCTATTAGTCGTACTAATCCTTTATACACTCGTTTGTTTACCGCTATTAGTACTAACTATGGTATTGGCGATGGTAGTAGTACGTTTAATGTGCCTAACTTGCAGGGTCGTATTCCTGTTGGTAAGGATGCTACTGCTGAGTTTGATGTGTTGGGTGAAACTGGTGGGTCTAAAACGAGTACGTTGAGTACGCCTAACTTGCCTCCTCACCAACACGGTGTTGGAACTATTTTGCCTAACACTATTGCTGATCACGTTCACGCTCATACTCTTGCTGTTGCTGCTCACAATGCAAACCACTCTCATACTATGGATCATAGTCATACTGTCAGTTCTACTGGAAGTACTAGCACTACTGGTTCACACCAACATGTTAATGCTGAAGTTCAGTTCCAAGGTCATATATGGAATAGGTATACTTATGGTTATGGTAACGACTATGCGATACCTTTAATAGCCAATGCTGGCGCAAACCCTATGGCTGTTGGTTACGGGTCATTTTCTTCGGGTGAACATAACCATAACGTTTCTGTTTCGGGAACAACTGGCAGTCCTTCTAATCCTTCTGTTGCTAACAGTACGACTCTTAGTTCTTTAGTCCACACTTTTAGTGGTTCAATTACTGCTGGTGGTGGACATACACATACTATGAGTGGTTCTACTGCCCTTGAAGGTAGTGGCACAGCATTCAATAACCTTCCCCCTTACATTGTGGTGAACTACATCATCAAACTATGACTAAGTGGACAGCACCCGATATTGCATCCATTCGTGGTGACAATAGTAGACCTCTGCAAAAGATCTTTGGATCTTTAACAGAGTATCTTAAGGACGCTTCAGGTCAGCATACTGAAGTATCGCAGACGTATGTCCGCAATGGTGAAACAACAACATTGACTATTGGGACTGTTGTCTATTTGGATGCGCAACAGGGCAACAGGGCTACTGTTAAACGTGCGTTTAATACGAGTGATGCTACAAGTGCCAAGACCCTTGGTGTCGTTGCTGAGAATATTGCTCCTAATGCTGATGGTCTTGTGACTACGTTGGGTTATTTGGAGAAAGTTAATACGTCTGCGTTTACTGCTGGACAAACTTTATATTTGGGTGCTACTGCTGGGACGTTTACTGCTACTAAACCTGTCGCTCCTAACCATATGGTTTATGTTGGTGTTGTTGTTCGTGCGAATGCTGGCAACGGCATTATTTATGTCCGTTGTCAGAATGGTTATGAGTTAGATGAGATTCATGATGTTTTGATTACGTCTCCTGCTACGGGTAATATTTTGATGCGTAATAGTTCTAACTTGTGGGTTAATACTCCGCAGACTTCTATTACGAGTGTTGGCACGTTGACTGCTGGAACTGTTCCTGCAACGTTGTTGTCAGGCACAGTTGCTTCTGCAAGGTTAAGCGGTTCGTATACAGGTATTACTGGTTTGGGTACTGTTACTGTTGGTGATATTTCTTCAAGTCTTTTGAGTGGGACTATTGCTTCTGCTCGTCTAAGTGGTGGTTATACGGGCATTACTGCTTTGGGTGCTTTGACTGAACTTTTGGTAGGCAAAAATTGCACTACTGCAACGGTGGCAGCAGCAAATGATACTGGCAGTTTCTCTGTTCGGGGTAATGCGTCTTTCCCTGCTGTTATGTCTTTCCATAGGACTGGTGCGTATGCAGTAAACTTTGGTTTATCAACAAGCAATGTGATGGAGTTAGGTGGCTGGTCTGCAGGAACCATCAAGTTTAGTGTGAACATGGTGAATGGCAATGTAACTGCTGTTGGTGCATTAAACGCTTACTCAATAAGTGGTAACTCAAATGTTGCTGGTACAGGAAACGCTTCTTACCATCCTTCGGGTGTTTATTCCACAGGTCCTAATTGGCTTTATGGGACTGTTTTAACCAATGGGTCCGATATAGGTTCTAGTTCACAA